TCTTGTTTAGGGGCGCTGAGATGTAACGGCTGCATCTCAAACTCCCCACCTTCATACTCTTCTGGGCTAGACAGTTGGCACACCAGAGATAACTTCCTGTGTACTTGTCTACCATCATCCCAGTTTACATCATTGTGCCAATTATAATAACCTTGATCTTCTGCGTTGTACTCTGTAAACTGAATCTCATTTAAGTGCCACAACTCAGATCCAAAGGCATTATGATTAGCAATATGAAACAAATTAGTTAGTTCATGGTACAGCCAACCAAGGTCTTTATTGTCTCTAGCGATCCACCTAACCTTACTTCTACGGATATTAGTGTCTACATTAGAGCCTTGGAAACCTATTACTGCATCCTGCGGTTCTATCTCTTTTGCTTGTTCTATTATGGTGCTACAAAGTTCTTTAGGATACCTCTGCTGCCACATCTGCCACATTGCGTTCAAGGCAGTGTTCCTACAAAAGCCTGTGCCGCCTCAGCAGACATCACATTACCATCAGCGTCTTGCAGTTCTGCGCCTTCCATGACTGCCTTCTTAAACTCTGCGTAGTCTGTGTTGGCGGGGTCAAAAATAAAACTAGAAATTGTTCCATCTTCGTTACTTCTAAAAATTCCATAGTTTTTGTTTTCAATACCACCCTTTATAAGTTTGTACATTTATAACTCCGCAAAAAATTTAAGGTAAGAAGTGGTATTGTTATTAGAGATTAACTGTGCTGCCCTACCAGCAGTAAGTCCAGAAGCAACAGGAGCATTAAGAAATACACAGTTTGGCGTTGCAGTTATGGTGGCAGCACTTGGTGCTGCATTTAATGCGGTAATACCGCCAGCACTGTATATTGCATAGTTTGATGCAGTTCCTGTTGTGTTTATAGTTGGAATTGCTCTCATCACTGTTGGTAATGGGATTAAAATTTGTGTGGTAGTTGATTGGTCACACTCACCAATGCCATATCTGGTGTAGTTATCGTTAGCGTATACTGCATAACAATACCGCTGACACATTATCAACTCACGCCCATAGTCTCTGCGCTCAAACGGGGTAGCAACAGAGCCTACTTCGAGTTGTACGCCTGTGACGTACCAAGTGGCGCCGTTGGTTCCTACAACTGAAACCGCACCTGTTGGTGCATATCGTTCAGAAGCAGCCCAAGCGCCAGCAGTTCCGCTATAAGTCGAACCAATTCCCAATCCAAAATGAACACGAAGTCCAAGTCCATTGGTTGACCCAATCCATGTTCCAGTAGTGTCGCCAGCAATTGTTATTGTCTTTTGCTCCCATGTGTTTGCGGCACTAATGGTGTAACTAAATGGGTATGAGCGATTATAGGCCGAGTTCATTAGAGAACCACCAAAAGTTCCAGTTAAAGAACTCTTTACCCAAAAAGAAAGCGTTACTGTTTTTGCACTTGCTGTACCAAATGCAAAATCTGCAGAATTGAATCCTTCAATAAACTGAACAAAATAAAATTGGTCTCCCGCTGCAACCGAATAAGCACTAGAACTTGTGACCACTACTGAATTTGAAAAACTAGTTGGGGCATCCGTGCTTCTTTGTATTGAAAATTTTGAACCCGCAGTAGAGTTATAACAAGGCCACCTATCAACCGCAAAACCAAAAGCGGCACTTGTTGGGCTTAAACTAGCACCAGCGTTCCTCTGGTCAATCCTCATGTCACCATTGATGATGCGGTTACGGAAGCCTTGCAGACTATCCGCAGTAGGGGTCATGCTATTTATCGTAGCGGTATTGCCACCACTAGCGTCTTGTATTGTTGTGACCTTTAATGTGCTCATGGAAGCAAGTCCTTTAATTCTTCAACGGTTGTTGCTGCATCCATCTGAGTCTGCATAATGGCGTACTTACTTCTTACGGCTTGGCGAGCAGTTTCAGCAGCCTGAGCCTCACTAGGAATCGTAGCCTTAATATCTAACGGAGCAAACTCAGCAGACCGAGCAGCCCTGCGCTTGTCGTGAGCAATGCTCTTGGCTTTGTTGAGATCAATTACGATTGCCATGCCCATGCTCCACGAAAGGTTCGGTCTGACGGAATATCAGACACGTCTACAATCTCATAAGGTTTTCCAGCGGGAACATCCTTGGTAGCAATCTGCTCAATAGTTAGGCCACATTCAGAAGCTGGGATGATTATTGCTACGCCGCCGTCATCTGTTTGGTAAATAATTCGTTGGTTCATAATTGTCTTTTATCGGAAAATTACAACAAGTACATAGGTTGGGTCTACATAGCTACCAGCATACGAAACACAAGATCCTCTAACTGAAGATGTTGTTGGTGCTGTCCCGCTCCTTATTGCAAACCCTGATGTAACATAACTACCTTGACTTTCAAAGCCAGATGTCGTTACAGAGTAATTAGCATCAGGCATTGCAGTAGTAAAATTGACTGTGTAATCACCAGTACCGTTATCCGTAATGCTTGTTACATTCCCACTTGCACGAATCGCTGGCGTACCAGTACCGTTAAAGTTCACCCATGCACGGCAACCGTATGCAACGGCAGCAGAGCCATAGCCAGAATTAAAAGATAAATCGCTACTAAAAGAACCTGTCGTGCCTGATATTGCGTTACCACTTACTTGCACAGTGCCAGTAGCATCAGGCAGCGTCAGAGTACGGTTAGTGTTGCTATTAGGGGCCGCTATTGTAAATTCGCCTGTGCCACTAGCGTTACCTTGGATTTTTACGAGTGACATATTAAGTTCCTAACCGATTGGCTTCCTGTTGCGCCTGATATGCAGCCACGACTTCTGGTGTCCATGCCGTGTTGCAGATAGCAACGACATTGGCTGGTTGTCCTGTCAAATCTTGTCCCGGTGTCAGGCTGGTACGATGGTACTTCTTGGTGAGTTCTACGCCATCTTCAATAATCCGAGTGGCCTCACGGTATAGCACAATTCCGTTTTCGTTTACTGTGATTTGGTCTACTACGGTTTCTTTGGTAATCATTTTGTTTCCTTTCGTTAGAGTCTGTCTACACTAATCCGGTGTAGATAACTAGGTTGATTGATAAACAAGAATGCCAGCAAGTTGGGTTGAATTTCCTATATCGGATGCTGCTGGATATGTTCTTGAGACACCAGCCGCAGTCATTCCCCAAACATATGCATTAGTAGTATTTTCTTCCGTTTGTAAATTTAGTGTAATCCAATTAGTTGCAAGACTTACAAAATATAATGGGGCGCCACTTTGAATTTGTGTTGTTTGTATAGTAAAAGGCAAACCTTTAATTTGCACATAAGTTCCAGATAAAGTTCCTTTGGCGCTTAATGTAGCGTCAAAAGATGCAACTACTATTTTTCCAACTTTTACATAGGTTCCATTTCGAGTACCATAAGATTGTCCAGATTGCCCGCCACTTCCACCAATAATTGGTGTCCAAGTCCCTTCCTCATAGTCATCTAGCGTGTTTGCGTCAGAGGATGCGGATACCGTGGCAGGGAAAGTAATACCTGATCCCGATGTAGATGGGGCTGCGTTACCAACTCCGATAGTTGTTGGAAACTTGGTTCTCTGACCAGAATCTACTGTGACTGCGGCTGTGCCCCCGGTAGCGATTGTGACGGTATCAGTACCAAAGAAGACCCCAGTATTAGTATCCGTACCCTGTACCGCTGGCGTACTAGCAGAACCATCTACACCCGCTATGCCTGTTGTACCGTTAATCGTAATTGTCATGTTAGATTACCACCCATATTGCACCACTGTTAATAGTGACTGCATATCCAGAATCAATTGTAATAGGCCCAATAGAGCCAGCATTGTGTGTACCAGTTATTGTAATATTTTCTGCAATTGATTGAGCATTCCAGAAGATTGCCTTGTTAACAGCAGAACCTTCAAACTGACCACCAGTAGGAGTATCCCATGTAGTGTCATAATCTGTGCTAGAGGCTTTCTTTAGATACTGCCCGGTAGTTCCACCAATAGCTACGCCGGGGCCAACAGGGCCAGTTGCCCCAGTCGGTCCAGTAGGCCCTGTTGGACCCGTTGGGCCGGTAGGTCCTGGTGAGCCTGTCGGGCCAGGGGAGCCTGTAGGCCCAGTAGGGCCAGTTAACCCTGTAGGACCTGTTGGTCCGGGAGCACCAGTGGGTCCTGTTGTACCTGTAGGTCCAGTTGGCCCAGTAGGACCTGTAGGGCCGGTGGGACCAGTTGGTATAGTAAAGTCAAATACTGCTGCTGAAGAGGAACCACTGTTGGTTACAGAGGCGCTGCCGCCTGCTGGGCCTGTAGTGGTGGTTCCAACAGCAATCGTAGCTGCTGATCCTGCCGGGCCAGTCGGGCCTGTTGGTCCAGTAGCGCCTGTAGGACCGGGAGAGCCTGTCGGGCCAGTCGGTCCTGTTGGTCCAGCCGGTCCAGATGGGCCAGTAGGTCCTGTCGGGCCAGTGGGGCCGTTTGCCCCTGTCGGGCCTGTTGGACCAGAGGGTCCCGTAGGGCCTGTAGTGCCATCGGGGATGCCAAAAGACAGCGATACGGATGTGGAGTTATACGATACAGTCGGCGTTGAACCAGCAGGCAACGAAGAGACTGTTACATCTAAGTCGCTAGTAAAGTCGATTGTACTCTGAGCAGATGCCGCCGCAGCAGCAGCACTCGCAGCAGACTGGTTAGCATAAGTAAGTGCTAACTGTGCTGTATTTGCTTGATCTGCTGTTGCATCACCGGGACCACCGGGACCACGATATATCGCCATGTTAGTACCAGATTGGAATATAACCGCTTGCGTCTGTTGACCAAGCCTTGGTTAGCGTAGCATCTTCGTATATATTAATGTAGTCGATGCCTGCGACTTTACCTGTCAAACTAGCAAGAACATCTACAAACATAGCACCGGCATTGTCATAAGTGTTGTATTGTGCAGGTGCAGAACCTAATTTCTTTGTGGGAATATAGTCAACCCAAGCAGTTAAGCCAGTAGTGCTTGCAAGCGAGTTTACGACCATTTTTGTTGTACCGTTTGCGGTTGCATAGGTAGTAGGATAGCAGCGAGGTATCATTTTAGTCCTCTATGTTGTTTTCTTTAACACCCTCAGCGAAGATGCTAAAGAAAAGCCTCCTAAGAGGCAAAACCGTAAGGTTTAGAATGCTGGGCGTACTACAATAAAATCTACAATGGCGGCATCAAGATTTACAGCACCAGCAGTGTTATTTAAAAGAGTCAGAGTAACCGTATTAGCAGCAGTTACTGCACCAGCGATAACAGTGTCTACAGTGTCAATAGCGATAGAGACACCCATAACGATGTCACCAAGAGCAACACCAGGGACTGTTACGTCAACAGATGCAAACGTACCAGAGCCAGTAGCAGCGTTACCAAAGTTAACAGACTCAGAATAAGTCCACATTTCAGAGAACAAGCCCTGAAACTGTGCACGACCTTGATTGATAGGCATAATAATCTCCTTAAGTGGTTAGAAGAGGGCCAGCCTTGTGAGCCAGCCCCCGATTGTCATTCCCGATTAGGCAGGAACAGCAAGAGCCACAGCAGAGGTATCACGCAACTCACCAACACCGTAGAGCGTGTCAGCAGTCAACAGCGTACCAAGGTACTCTTGTTTGTACTGGGTCTGAACACGAACGCCAAGCTGGTCAACCAGAACAAATGCCTCTGGGTGTGCCAACAGAGCAACACGGGTAGTCGTTGTCGTTGCTGTATCAGCGTTGGTCGTTACAAAGACCTTAACGCCGTATACGTCACCAATCTGACCGTTACGGATGGTACCGCCGTCACCAACGAAAGCCTGCTCAGTGAAACGAGCAAGACCCATCATGGTGTTACGAGTTGCAGGAGGAACGATCAAGAAACGTCCGTCCATCGGAACGTCCTGGTCATCCAAACGCTGGATTGCACGGCGAAGGCCAGCATCCGTCAGAGCCGTACCGATGTTGGTGCCGTCAACATACAGCGTTGAGCCATCACCAGCAAGGTATGCACGGTTGTAAGCTGCTGTTCCAGAACCGCCCTGAGCACCACGACCAAGTTCGATCAGCGATGTGTCGATACGGGTAGCAAGAGCGTAGCCAGCGTCATCCGTGTAGAAACGGCGCAGCGAGGACAGAGCCTGAACTTCAGCAAAGTCTTCGATCAAACGGCTGTACTCATAGTGCTGGTTAATCGTGACAGTCTTCTCAGTGCCACTCTCAGCAATCAGAGTAACCTGCGAA